ATGCATAGGGGGGGTACAAATTTTCGAGACCCCCCCTCCACCCCCTTTAGAATTATGCAGCCGTTGGACGTACAGCTTTCCTGTATATTCCGCTAACGTTCTGCTGACAAATCTCTTCGATCGCTGACTCTATCTCTGCATCCTGATCAGCTTCAGACAAATCAAGACTAACGTTAGCTATCCTAGCCAGGAAGCCAGGTGTGTCGTACCCTTGGTCATGGTCGAATGCATACCACTCATCGTAATTCGTGAAGGGATTCCAAGGATTATCGACAGTAGTCAGCATGTGTTCTTCGCTACCGTCAGCCATGGTCCTCCTAACGATGAAGAGCTGAGTTGAGTGTGCTAACTGGTATGCCTAGTGAATCAGCGATCTCTGCTTGTGTGTAACCAGAAGCAAGTCTTGCCTTTGCTATTGCTAGCTTAGATGGTGTGACCACAGTTGCTGCACGTGGTGTAGCCAGAGTACGAACACGATCAGCATCAGCATTGTCAAGGATCTGACTAAGCTTGTTAGTACTGATAGCACCAGACTGTATGGCCTTCCACTCTTGATCGCTAATCATTATCTGCTGCTTCTTGGCACCAACACGATCACGAGCAGCAGTCAGAGCCTGACCCTTAGCCTTCTTAAGATCGGCGGCATCCATAGAGGGGTTGCTATGTTGCTTGGCGGATACCACGGCGTTTGCTATTAGCTGGGCCTGCCGTTCAAGGGGCTTGTTCTTAAGGGCCAGGTTAAGCTTCGCATTGAGAGAAGCTACATCAGAAGCGTACGTTTCCTTGGCTGATGGTGAGTACCTCAGACTACCTGTAGTGATCGCTGACTTACGAGCCTGGTTAGCCAGAGCCTTAAGACTATTGGAGTGCTCAGCATAGATGTTCTCTATAGGCATACCACTAGACAAAGACCTGGCATCCTTGGCTTCTGCCAGCTTAGTAGACGGTACTGTACGAACTATAGTTCTTCCTCTTCTGTCTACGAAAGTCTCGCCAGTTCTCTCGAAGACCTTAGCACCAGTCTTAACGTCGACAGGTCCGCCTCTAGATGCAGGCCTGAGCTTTCGTTCTGGAACACGAATCTCTGAGCTTGCCTTTGAGACAATGGTCGACGCCCCTGCTAGACGACCAGTACTGCCACGACCCTGGTACTTCTCTTTCAGTGCTGCTATTCCGTTGTCTATATAGGACGCTCTGTAGTTAAGACTGTGCTTCTCAGCATCAATCACAACCATTGAATGACGAACTGCTCGAGCAAGCTCGTCAGGCTTGGCGCCCTTAATAGTCATGTCTGTAATCAGGTTTGAGACGTCACCCATTTGCTGCTGCTTAGATCTAGGCGACATCACCTTCATTCCTGGATAGGCAGGATAAGCCTGCTTAGGATCGAAGTTCTGAAGACCCTTGAGTGGCGACGAAGTCTTTACTTCACGTCTCGTATTCGGTATAACGAGAACTGTGTCGCCATCGAAGTCTGCTCCTGACAGACGTTCAGCAACCTTAGGATGAATGCCTATTGCATCGAGAGCATTGCCTAGTGTTGCTCTTGCTTCTGGATGTTTGTTATTGACAGTGACTTCTGGAATCTCGAACGTTCCGCCATGAGGAAAGCGGATCAGTGCAACCTTCTCACCATTCCTGTAATTAGGCGCATAGACTTCGCCTTCTTTCAGGGATTCGATGGGAAGAATTACATGAGTCCCTTGCCGTGGGAGAGCAGCAGCCTTCAAGTGAACTGATGCATAATCCGCACTGTCAGCGTACGATTCGAGAAGCTTCTTCTTAACTACAGGATTCGTCAAACGGTTAATCTCATTTAGCTCATCTTGACGAGAAGCTAGTGCGAGATCGAGCTGACGCTTAGCCAAAACAGTACTTTGCTTTGAGAGAACTTGACTAGACAAGCTGCGAGACCAGTCTTTCCAGTCTCCTTCTTCATTGACTATGTTCATAGGTGAAAGATGTTCTTTCCCATCTTTACCTGTATAAGTCTTCTGCCTGACTGTGGAACCGAAAGGATTCTCTTCATCCTTCTGAAGTTTCATGGCGTCGAGCTTGTTACCTGTGTCAGACTTGTTTGTGTTGAACACAAGATCTACTCCAGCAGGCAAGTCGTTCCTGTACATCGCCATGCCTTTGAGATAATGTGTTCCATCCACAGCAACTCTGACTTGTGCATACCGAGACGAACCCAGAGATACGTCATCTACGCCAGGACGAACGAAGATAACGCCATCTGCATTAGCACCACCATCTTCAGCATATCTGACTGAGATACGCTTTGAGTTTACATTGGTGGGGGGCTTAATTTTGGTATAGCTAAGGCCACCGTCTTCACTGTAAGCAGCAACCGTCTTGATGTTTCCTGGATTCTTGACGATGTCCACGTACTTCGTTCCTGGTGCAGCAAGGACCTTGATCGTTGTCTTCTTGCCAGTCCCTAGCTGATCAACCTGAACATTGTGAACTTCATAACCTCGTTCCCGAAGCATGGCTACAGACGTCGAGAGTTTGGTCGAACTGATTCCAAGGTGATTCTCAGTACCAGTTCCTATATCCAGAAAACTTCCAGAATCCACTTTGCTCTGAAGAAGGTCTGCTGTAGTGACCAGAATGTCGCGCTTCTGCGAAAGGGCAGGATTGAGAAGAGTCCTGACAGTTGACTCGTTAAGACCCATCCTTTGCCCAATTGCAATATTGGACATACCTTTGTCTTTGAGCCTCAGAGCTTGCGTAGCATTAGAAGCGTGAATTTCATTCTTTGCTATCGCACGAGCAGCTCTGAGTGCAGTTGTCGTAGTTCCGAAGCCCTTAGCTATCTCTACTTCAGACAGACCTTGAGCTCTGAGACTGTCGACATGTCCAAGGAAACCACGGCTTCTTTCCTGAACTGTTCCGCCAGATCCCCAAGGATAGCGGCCAGACCGGCGAAGAATACCGTAGTGCAACAATTCGTCAACTGTTATCAAGCTATCCCCCCCATCTTGAGGTTCTCGATGTGCTGGTCGAAAACTACGATCTTACTCATTATATGAGCGATCACGTCTACGCCAGGATTTTTAATCTCTACTACGTCATTCTGGTAAATACGCAACTCTATCTCAAGCTCTCCTGGCTTGAAGGCATACTCAAGACAGAACAAAGCTGCGTAGATCTCTAGCTGATGCATAGAACCTGGAATGATGCCTGTCTTCAGATCGTGGATTCGAAGAACGTTTCTTGCAGAGGCGATCGCGTCACAAGTGCCGTAACAGTTGACTGAATAGAACAGCACTTGTTCAGTAGACATGCGATAGCCGATTGCATCGTTCACATACATGTTAAGCGTTTTGCTAGATCGTGGAAGCTTGACACCGAGTCTGATGGCGTTATGCGCAAAGGCGTGAAGTTCAGTGCCTCTCCTGGCTGCCTGTGCGTTGTTATACGACTCTGTCAGTTTGTCGGCGTCGTAGTTGATCCAGTGATACTTGCTGGCGCTTAGAAATGCGTGCTGGCCCACGAGATTCAAATGCGTGTTGAAGATCATTGAGAACTTGTTCCTCGTTGCCCGGATGGATGAATGCCGCGAAAGACATCGCGTCCATCAAATCCACATAGTTGGCTTGATTTGGCTGGACCTTAGCCGTAGCGCTAGCTTTGCATTCCAGTGCTGCCCAGTTCTGTCTCCAGAGGATCAGCAAATCCGGAACGCCTTGAAGATAGTTAGGATCGTTTCTCAGAATCATGCATCCAGGGAACATTCTTCTGAGCTTTCGAATAATGTATGCCTGGAATCTGCTTTCTTTTCCAGTCATCGCTTCCTCTCTTAAGCGATATGGAAGTGCAGGCCGTCTGAGCCCCGTGGATCCCCGCTAGGTCCAAACTCAGACGGCCCGCACGATCGTGAAGAAAAAACAGAGGAATGCCGCTCGCTGATGAGCATGCGTTCTCTGTTCCTTCTATTATAGTCCATGTTTTTACGCCGAGTTGGACATTCGGCGCTGTGTTAGACAATTTCCAATCGGAAGGACATTTTGACTCTCGTGTGATAATGTGCGATATTTTTCGGTCTACCTCGCTGCTGTACGCTGTGAGCGTTTCTGGGCTCCCCTATATTATATATACTACTACTACTACTACTATAATAAAATAATTATCACATATATCACAAGATAGCTTTGAGCTGCGAGTTTACCAAGATAACCCAATCTCAAAACCACCTCGTTGTGATAACTTTAATAGCACACCTTCATGAACCTAGTTTCGTTGAAATTGCGCTTTTCATGCTGTGCGGTTTTGATACCCCTATCTATGATGTTTTGAGAGGCCAATGTGAAGTATTTCATCTCGCTGAATGACGTATTCAGACGGTCAATTCGGCCTTTTGCTTGCTCCGTGGCCCTGTAAGAGTACGTCAGAGAGTAGAAGACCATCGTATCTGTGGTGATGCAATTCCATCCTTCAGCCCCTGCAGCGTACTGAACGAGATATACCCACTCATCTCCAGAAGGTATCTCTTCATGCTTGTGACCGTTCCATTCTGCTAGTGTTACATCAAGAGTTCTGAGAATCTCCAGTTCATAATCGAAGTTGTAGAAGATAATCATCTTGGGATGCTCAATCAAGAGATCCCGGATCGCCTGCACCCTTGACTGGTGTGAATTGACTACACGCCTTCCAAGGCTGAAGAGCTCAGACACGTGACGAATTGGCCGCTCTTCAAGGTAGTTCCAGCGTCTCTTCCACACCACATCGAAGAGGTCTTTGTCGTAGTCTGCGAAGACATCTACCTCACGCCGTGTCGTCTTTTTCTCGAACGGCATCTCCACGAGAATCCTTGAAAGCAGCCAGGCTAGTTTTTGAGTACCCAGGATGCGTTCTACTTTGGGGTACTTCGTAAACCGTGAATAGACGACATGCTCCCTCAAGAACTCCGTACGATTCTTGTAGAAGCCGTTGGCCACGAACACAGGAACATAGTCCAGCCACGTGTCTCCAGGCGTCGCACTGACCAGTACCCAGTTGTTTTTCTTGGTTATTGTCAGAAACGCTTTCACCCATATCCCTGATCCCACCACTCTTTGCTCATCGAAGATGAAGAACGCTCCCTCAACGTCCTCGTAATCCATCAGGTTATTCCACGAGTCCACCTCCGGAAACAGAGCCATGCTCTGAGCTTCAGCCTGCCAGTCTCCACTGTCTCGCTTCTTGGCTGTGGTTATGACTATGAGCCGCTCAGGCTGCTCTGTATCATCGTAGTACGACAAGGCAGTCAAGCTCTTGCCTGTTCCAGTAGCTCCTTTCAAGATGCATCCATTGTGCATCTCCATCATTGCTTTCTTCTGATGTGGCATGAGCTCGTTGCGGCTCACAATACCTCCTTTCAAAAATTAGAGAGCGAGCACAGAGGTCTGGGGCAGAGCTGACGGCTCCACCCCAGACTTGTGCACTCCAAACTAAAACGCATCAAACATGTAACTACCACCAGAATCGTTGCCGTAGGCTTCCGTTACCACAGTTAGACCGGCAGGCACAATATCTGTACCTCTTCCACGTCAGTCTTCGGCCGTGTTGGCGGTCGCCGCATACGCCCGCTCCTCTCGGTTCCCCAGTTCTTCCGCTGGCCTACTGACCAGAACGGAAGTCTTAGTTCAGGCCGGCGAAGTAATCAGCCATCAAGACAAGTATCCCGATGACAAGAAACAGGAGGGCACAGACTATGAGAGCCGCTGCAATTCTGTAGATCAGCTCCCGCCACAGTTCCCTGGACATGTCAGATCTTTTCAGGGAAAGTGACCAGGTACTTATCCACTTCCTGCAGCTGCGCCCTGTACTGAGTTTCTGAATCCACGTCGTCGAACTCGTAGTCAGTACCAGGATTGTGCAAGGCCCTGATGAGATCCTGGCGGTAATCGGATGCTTCTTCCTGAGTCAGGCTGGTGACGTTTAGAACGATGTTCATGGATCATCAATCTTGTGTATGACTTCGAACGGCTTCTGTCTCTCGGGCAAGGGAGACGCTGAGTCCTGATACTCGAACTCTTGCCTGGTACCAGGAAGGAAGGGTCTTGACTGCAGATCCCTCGCCAGTGCTTCCTCAGTCGGCACGCATTTCTGCAGCCACATCTCGCACTCATCGAGCTTGGTTCTTGCCAGGGATTTCTCCCGGCCGTCTTCAAACTCCTCGAACAGTTCACGCATTCTTCCGAACTGATAGATAGGATTCATCATACGTCGATATCAGCTCCGTCCGATGTCTTGAGGTGGAAGTCTTCAGGTCCAGGAACGATGAATCTGAACCCATCTCCAGCACACACAAGGTAGCTGAGGCTGTAGACCTCGATTCCCTCGCTAGTGTATGTAACGGCCTTAAGCCGGACTGCGCCGATCTCTACTGGATTGTAGACAAGAGTTTCGCCCGGCTTGGTCTTGAATGATGTTCTCTTGATTTCCTCTTCTTTGCAGTCGTACAAGACTATGTCGACTCTTCGGATGTCAGAAATCAAGGAACGAAGGCCTTCTATCATTACTCCTCGTCAGGCTCGTCGTGCTGCATGATCGCCGCGGCCGCACTGTCGGGGACGTCAAGATACTTCTTCTCGAGCTCGTCCTCCTGAATCGTAACGTAGATCGACTTGACGTAGGCCTTCACACCTGTGCGCCCGTTGACGTCCCACTGGTATGGACGGATAATCATGTCCACGTTCACGATCTCAGCCCAGTCAAGGACTGACACCATGCTTTCGTCGAGCGGCGTCTTGCCGCGGCTTGTGATCATGACCACACGCGGTGGATTCCGGCCGTAGTGAACGCTGACCTCGAGCCTGGGCTGGGGCTCATCGCCCTCTTCCCGAGGCTGGAGATACTTGACGTTCCAGCCGTCCCTGAGCATGGCCTTCGCTTCCTCATCGCCCAGAAGGACGTTGAAGTTGCGCTGGCCCTTAGCGTTGAACCGGCCTTCCTCACCTGAGAAATTCCGGAACAGAATCCGCCGGTCCTCAAGGACGACTGGCTGCATCTGCTGCCTACCCGCCATCTTCCACCTCATCGGGGAATACCACGTTGTCGAACTTCTTGTATGCGTCGAGGTATGTCTCATGTCTGTCGCCGTTGTGGGTGACTTCGTAGTACATACCGTCGGGCAGTGTCGTGCTCACCAAGGCCTTCCAGTTTTGGAGAGTCTTGCTGAACCACACGACGTAGACGTCCTCGTCCTTGAGTTTGACGTTATCCGTCTTGTCAAGGTGACCTTTCAGCCACATCCGGACGAGGAACTTGGCTTTCTCCTGAATGGGAAGTGACATCAGATGATATTGAACCTCTCCAGGACCGCCGTCAGGCCTTCGATGTGGTTCTCCTGCGCCGTCGCCAGGGCACCCAGGTCCTTGTCATGGATGAACTGCGTCTGCGCCTTGATGAAGGCGTTCTGAACCTGCGTCAGAAGCTGGACCGCGGCCACGTTCATGTCGGTCAGGTCGACCTTCTTCGGCTGGTTGTCAGGCGTGTACATGGGAAGACCGGCTTCGCTTCTGGCCGCGTTGGGGTTAACCGCGTTTTCCAGATCGGACTTCGCATCCCTCTGAGCCTTCTCAGCCGCATCTCCGATTGGGTTGGACATGTCATGTTCCTTTCCACCATTGTGCACTGGGGTGTGTGTTGATTATGACTGTTGAGCTGGGTTTTCTAGAGAAATTTACGGAATTCGGCCGCCATCTCTGTGGCCTTCTCCATCTCACCTGCCAGCCTTGCACGAAGCTCGTCTGCTTCGTCCTGGGTAATCGCGCCCGATTCATGCAGGACAGTGACGTTGCCAATGTCGATCTCACAACGCTCAGCGAATGCCTCTATCGCTGCAATCATCACCATCCGTGCGTTCTCGCCCATCAAAGTCCTCTCTGTTGTGCCAGTGGCACCACCTTGACCGAAGGCTTCGGAGCGGGGGCTGGATGACTATCGAACGCGCCCAGGGAATACAGGCTGATCAGCACCGTCACAGCCGCAATCACGATAGCGATGATGATCTCGCCTGCACCCCAGAACCTGACTGTGGGCCGGGAGCTGTATCCAGGCCTGAGACCTGGAGGAATTGGACCTTCGTTCGAGAAGTGATCTGGATGCATCTTCACGTCTCTCCCTAACTTACGGATTCCAGCCTCTGAAGAGTTTAACCTCTTCGATCCATGTGTTGATTATGTCAAGTTCTCCCTGCATCCTCGCAAGGATCTCGTTTGTTTCTTCTTCGGAGAACACCTCTTCTTCGTTGAGCTTCTTGGTCTTCGCTATGTCTTCTTCAAGCTTCTCTGAATATGCGTTGAGAGCCTGAAGAAGAATACGCTGTGCTTCGGTTGCCATCAGTTCTCTTCTCTGAGAACTTCGACGTGGTCGCCAGTGAACTGCCTGCATCTTTCGGTTGGATGCTCACTGACTTCTGCTCTGCACTTGCAGTAGAGCAAGACAGGAACATTCTTGATCAGGACAGACCTCGATGGCGTAACGACTGTGTCTTTGCGCATTGATTCTCCTAACTAGTGAACCACTCAAAGTCTCCGTAATGAGAGACATTCTTGCGGGCAGCGTCTGACAGCTTCCGGAAATAGTCCATGTCGATGTCAGCTTCAAGGCCGAGCTCCTTGACGGCTACTGCTTCTCGCCAGAAGAATCCTTTAGTTCCACCGACAGAATAGTACTTTCCCTCTTTTTCGCGGAGGAGTGTCGCCCCGCCGGTTCCAGATCGAACAGGCACGAAGCTACCCGCTCGTCCAACAAAGTGAGGCTCTTCTTCGCCAGTCTGGAGATAAAGCGAAGTGGTGACCGTCTTAGTTTGGCAGTAGTCATCGAAGTTAACCTCCTCTCCGCTGAACAGAGTCTTGAACACGTATGGTTCCTGGAACTGAGCTCCGATCGCAATCCACTTACCGTACTCAGTAAGCGCGATGTAGACCGCATCATTCACAAGACAGAATCTGTCGTAGGTCGTCTCGTGCTCGAAGTCGTACCCGTATTCTTTCCCGAAGTCTATGACGTACTGAATGATCTCAGGCGACGCATTCGGGATCTTGATCGAATCCGTCTTGATGTGGATGACGCTGAATCCCTTGTGCTGGACAGCTTCCTTCAGCTCGATCATGAACAAGGCGCCACGCTTTGCGACGATGTTGTCCTTGTTTCGGTTGTCCCTGAACGGGTTGGGGAAGCTCGCACTTGTCAGGCCATACACGATGTTGATGACCAGCTTCAGAGCCTCTGCAAGCGCCTTAGCATCTGCCTCTGAGTCCAGGAACGGCTCAAGGGCACCGCCGAGCATTGACTTAGCTGCTCGGTAATCCTTCCGTTTGATAGCGACACGAGCATCTTTGAGGTCTGAGAACTTCTTCGTGTAAGGGCCAAATAGATCGAGCAGTACAATGGAAGTCGGGTGCATGGAGGCAACATCCAGCACGGCGACATCTGTATACATTCCAGGTTCTGCGTAGACATAACCGCCTTCTCCTGTCACTTCGCCCTTGTACATGCTCGTACCGGCGTCGTAGTAATACCCTGGGAACGTGTTCGACAGATCTGTGTAGATGAACTCTTCCTGCACGTTCTTCGCGTCGCCGAAGATGATCTTGGCTGTGTGTCGCTGAGTCGTGTCATTCACAGTCAGACCGCTCAGTGAAGCCAGTATCTTCCTTGCGACGAAGTCTTGTTTCCGGTCATCGAATACGGCTTCCGTCGTAACGACGTCGTTCGCACAGTAATCGGTGACCTCTTCCCATTTCTCAGGGGGAACTGGCTGATCCCATGGATAACTGAGCTCTTTGTGATTGAGTCCGAGCTCGATCTGGAACCGCTTCAGTGACTGTCTCTTGCTCGAGAAGTCCCATACATCGGCATACGACAGGCCATATGCGTCGCCGAACATGGTGCTTTTCTCGTTTGCTACGATCCTCTGACTCAGTGCGAAGAGATCCTTCTCACTGTAGCTCATGATGCGGGCATAAAGAATGTGGTTATCGTAGCGCCGGCAATTGAAACCCACGAGGCGAGTCTTGCAAAGCTCCTCGATTGCAGCCGGCTTCGGGTTAACCATCTTTACGACGTTCGCGTCGCCTTGGTACTTCCAGCACACTACGAAGAGGTTCGGGAATACCTCGACATCGTAGAATACAAGGCGGTCATCTTCAGCCTCAGCTGGTTCAGACTTCTCCGACTCGGACGCGAACTGCATCGACATCACTAGCTTGACGCAGTACACCGAATGGTTGGTGGATCCATTGGCGAATGCCAGTATCCTTCCACGCAGATCGGTAACGTCGTAAGGCATCCCCGAGTTCCATGCGTCCTCAAGGATCTTCCAGATGAAGTCAATGCTGGACTTCGTTCCGGGATGAATTTCCTTTCTCAGGTTCCGCAAGATCAGATCACGCAGAGCGCGTTCACTTCTCATCGTGTCGGAATCAAGCACTTTCCTCTCCTTGTGCGGCAATCCACTTCTGATCGTCGCGATAGGAACATTGTTGCAGTTTGTCAGCCGGCGCCGAAGAGAAGCGTCGTCAGGGAAAGTTTTCACCTCGATGCCCAGGCTGTAGTCATGGCTAAGCTCTGAGTCATCTCCTTCGTAAAAGTAATGCAGATGAATGCCAGCCCCGCCCTGGCTGAACTCCCCGTATGTTGCTGGCCACAAACTCGCGGCGGAGAGATTCTTAGCAAGGCTCTTATTACCGTCATCATCCTTGAGATCGAAATCGATGACTATGAGTTTTCTGCCTGGCTTAATGTAGTGCAGTTTGGTTGTGTCCAGGTCCGACAGCTTTGTGCTGACTTTGGCCCAGGGTATTCCAGGCTTTCCGTCGTCTCTTGCATACTGAGCTGGTGCCTCAGCAAACAAAGCGTCGAACAACGATTCCTTGTTCTCCATCACAAGGGAAGGTGGCTCTTCATCCTCAAGGGGGGTTATTGACAGCTTCTCGGTTTTGAAACCTGTGAACAAGCTCCAGACCTGTACACCGTCAACTCGTCCTCTTTCTGAGAAATGAGAGAAGTAGTTCCTCAGCTCATCCCTGAACCGGCCAAGGTTGAGCTTCCAGTCATAACCGCCCTCGTCACAGAACGTCTTGTAGAGTGTCCAGGCCTGCTTGAGAGTCGTCCCGTCTTGCTCCTTGAACAGCTCATAGTTTCTTGCCAGGAAATTGTAGAACACGTCAGTCCTGACAATCATGTCTGTTGGACGGTAACGGGAGAAGTAATTCGGTCCACGGCTTCTGTAATGCTCCAGGCAGTGATGCGCTATGGCGCCCAGCTCAAATGCGATTCCGTGTTTGGCTGCGTCGTATTCATTCACAGGAAGAAGATCTCCTGTGGGATGAACATCAATCAGCCGGCGGATAAGACCCGACTTGGCGTCTGTGATCCTGACTGACTGATTCGAGCCGACAAACAGCAGAGCGTTGATTCTTCCTTGATATGGCGATCTGTACTTCTCATTGATGATGATGTCTTCATGCGACACGATCGAATTGAGCTGTGTATTGTCCTCGATCTTTGAAAGGTCACCATCATGCTGAATCGCCACAAGAGGATTGTTCTTGAAGGATTCTGATGCGAACGCATTGCTCGAACCAGTCAGCGCCTTCGCATCGAAGACCGCTGTATATCCTTCGAACAGCATCTTGAGGATGTCCAGAAACGTCGACTTGCCCGTTCCTGCCTCTCCATACAGAACGAAGAACTTCTGGATCTTCTTGGAATCCCCAGACAAGATTGAGCCAATCGCCCATTCAAGCTTATCTCGTTCTTCAGGGGCGTAGAGCGTTCCCATCAACTTGTCATAGGCGACTGTAGGACCTGCTTCCAGTGCGTAAGGAAGCCGTCTTGTGCAGTAATCTCCTTTCTTCGGCGGCGTGTTAGAAAATGCCAGTACTCCGTCTAGCTGCTGGTGAGAACTTGGAAGATTACCAGCGTAGCTGCGGAAGTCCTTCCATACATTACTCTTATAGCTACTGAGAGATTTGACACGAATCGATCCCTCAAGCTTATCCGCATGAGCGTACAGATCAGCATCGACAAGGCGCTGGACGTCATACTCGTTAAGTGACCACAGTCCAGTTTCCTCGTCCCACACCGCATAGAAGGAACCGCCACGAATCATCAGGTCTTTTGACGGGCGGACGATGAAGTCCGGGTAAATCTCAATACCGGTCTTCGTCTCTCGCTCTCTGACCTGATAGAAATCCATTCAAGTTCCTCCCTTGCATGTCTAGTAGAGACGGTTTTCATTCATGTACGCACCCATCTGGTACCAGAGTTCTACTCGTCTCTGGTCCTTCAAGGGACGCATTAGAGGAAACAGCCCACCTGAGCCGCGGGCTGTGTATCTCCGGTTGTTGAATCTGTTGAGGCTACTGACGATTCGTCTTTGCGAGGCAGAAAGAGAGTAACAGTAGGGGTCACTGAGATGATCCAGTTTCAGATTTTGCAGGAATATGCCGAACCACATGGCCATGTCCTGCTCAACCATGACACTGGCTCTCTTTGCAAGAGCAACCAGGACCTCGAATATGCTTACTTCTCTTTCGTACAGCACCACACCCGAACGGTTTTTCATGAACGTATTACGAAGTTCGAAAGCGTCACCTTGACGGTTCTCGTCCATCGCGATAAGAACCTTGAATGGAATCTCGTGCATGATCTCACATACCTGGGTATAGCTGTGTGGCGAATCGACGTCCCGGACTGTACACACCTGGTTGTAAAGCCAGATGAAATACAGTCCGGGCAACCGACTGTCGGACATCAAGTCCCCTTTCCGGCCGGATTGCCGTAGTTGAGGACTGCTTCCGCGTACGACTGGGCACTCAGAATGATCTCGAAGTCGATCTCGAGATCTTCGTTCCTGACGTATCTGATATGCGGGTCTTGGGAGATTCCGCCGAAACTCAGAGCCGACAAAGGCCCGACCGTCTTGAGGATGTCCCTGATGGGCAACTCCTGGTCGTCGGCGAGCACTTTGTCACCAGCATAGTACGTAATGGTGAGCTGCTGAATGCCTGGACCGGATTCTCCGAACTCTTGGACCGAAATGGCATACGGCTTGCTCGTGTCTCGCGGAGTAATGTCTATGTCTCCAGACTTTTCGGGCGAAGACGTCTCAGCATCTCCATCCCCCAAGTCCAGCTTGTCTCTTCCAGCCAGTCCGTCTTCGCCATCACCTCCGCCAGACTGCTTGTCATCAGGATCGGCTGTGGCTGGGATATCGTCAGTGATTCTGAAGGAATCGACCACAATCCCGGACTCGTAGTCCACGGTGGGTGGCCCGACGATTCCGTGATCACCTTGGCTGGCCACAAAATCAGCTCTGGCATCGGCGGCTCGTTTTGAATAATGGGCCTTGACTGCTTCGACCTCGTCGTCGAGACGTGCTGCGAGTCTTTGCTCCAGCACGACGCGAGCATACTGGTAACCAGCAAGCCCACCGAGGCCAAAGCCGACCAGAGCACCACCCAGAACAGACACGACATCTATCCTCATCCTCTCCATATCAGATCCTTATCGGGCCGTCGACGTTGAAGTCGAGGAGAACAGTGTGCTCGATGAGATTCACGAACGCACGGTTCCCTTCGTCTCCGATCGAATAGAGACCGAAGTCGACGAAGCCGTCTCCATCTCCCTTGAGCTTCCAGCCCACGATCTGCCCGGCCTGCGAGCGTTCCAGGCCAAGCGCCTCATAGACCTCGTTCAGGAAGACATATCCATATGCGCGCAGGCGGTCATTAGCCCAGTCCTGCTGACTGCGAAGAAAGAGAAGGTTGTACTCCGGGGTCTTCGTCCAGTTACGGCTGGCTTCATCGAAGAACCTGGCGTACGGAGACGGCGGGATGTTTGCAGGATCAATGATCTCGCAAGCCTCTCCTTGCTCATTGAAGCTTTCGATCGCCCGCACGTTTCTGTACAGAGCCTCCTCTTCCTCCTCTCCGAGCCTCTCAGAGACACGCTTCCTGTACGCCTTGTATCCGGCGTCCAGAGCTGTGTACGCAGCCAGCAGACTTGCCTGGCGCTTGAGCATTATGCCGTGAGCACTGAGAATGCAGACGATGGAAGCTGAGCCGATGATGAGCGGCGGCGCATACGCCTTGGCAAGGATCACACCGCTTTCGGCATAAGCCTTGCCAAGACGCTCCACCTTCTGCCTGTCGTTGTCCTCTTCGAGCGTGGACAGGATCCTGGCGTTCTTCAGCTTGCCGTCGACGACAGCGAACTTGTCTTCGGCCTTTCTTGTGGCGATGACGGTCAGTGCAGTGGTCGCGATGAAACCCACCACGCCGGCGCCGGTGAGGAGCGTTGGGCCATTCTTGCTGAAGAAGAACCTTGTCGAGCCGACGGCTCGTGTTGCGAATACTGGTGGTTTCATCTTGTTCCTCGTTCTTGGTTGGTTAGTAAGACCAGGCCGCGATCGGCTGGCCGTCGATGTTCGGGGCGTACACGATCTGACCGTGCGGGCGGGGGACGTCGAACGCGACCCAGCCCGAAGAAGACTGGCCGGCTCCCAGATTTGCCGTCACGTCCTCGTTCTCCTGTGCCGAGTTCAGCGCCTCGAACGAGTTCCCGGTGTCAGTTGCGAACACGCGGCCACCGTTCATGACGTCACTGAAGTCGAACGTGTTGATCTGGAACCCATCACGGTACATCGAGTCGGCCGCAGCAGTGACATGAGCGACGACGTACCAGCCGTTGGCCGGCGCTTCGCCGAACTCGGGATCAGACGGGCGCTGGGTCACGGTCACCTTGTCGACCGAGACGGTTCCCTCTTCGTTGTTCTGGTTGTCGCCGATGTCAGCGTGATCACCGATCTTCAGCTGGGCTGGCCCCACAGGAGCCGACGTCGACGAAACTGCAGCAGGCCTCGCCACTGGGGAAGCCTTGGCCGCGGGAGTTGCGTGCTGGGTTCCTCCGCAGGCACTCACGATCATGAGCAAACCCACGACGAGAACCACGATACCCATGATGCGCTTCTTGTTAAGCATGAGAACTACCTCTTTCCTGGTTTTCTTGAGTACTACGTTTGTTTGTGATTCTCTGATAGATGACGAACACTTGCTCATCTGTCATATGCAAGACGCGGGCCTTCCATTTCATGCTTCCTGGATAGGCCTGTATGATCGCGCCTCGCATCTGGTCGGTCGTCATGACTAAGTGATGGGCTGAGTCCGCGGAAGGTTAAGGAGATAGCCTCCGCGGATCGCACGAACACTGGCCGACCGAAGATCGTACCAGCCCCATTTGTCGTCGGTGAACTCGCCGGTCAGTCCGACAAGATCGTAGAGATCGGAGACTGTTGCTACTTCGTACTGACTGATCAGATCACGCAACCGGTCGAGTACGTCTTCAGCTTCTCCGCGGCTTTCGAGGATGATGTCACTAAAGTTGTGAGTTGCCCTGTCTTGCCTGGACATCTCACGTCGTCGTTCCATCTGCTGACCTAGCCGGCTGTAATTCGTGTAGCCAGGCCTGCTAGAAGACTGACGTGGTCTTGAGTCGCCGAACAGAATTCTCTCGATTCCCTGGCTGACCGCATCCGAAACCATGTTTTTGGCTGCGGGTACCAGTACTTCCATGACGACGTAACTGACCACAGTGTGCGAATCTTCGCTGAAGAAAGTCTGAGACATTCTCTCAATGACACCTCTCTTCCGCTTGACTGCTTCACCCTCGATTACCTTCTCAGGGCGAGCTTTCTCCTGAGGTTTGAGCTGTGCTTTCCTTGAGTTGGCGGGATAATCCACACGGACTTTGCTCTGGCGTCCGCTGCCAATATCGACATTCATTTCACTCATAGTGTTCCTTAACGTAGATGAAGGGCACATGCCTGGCGCAGGGCGGGGGGGGGTTGCCCAAGAATCGCCGGCTTTATTGTCGTTTAAGCTCGAGGACTGGAGACAGGGAGACCAGTCCAGAGTCCCTCCAGAAATGAACGTCAGACAGGCGGTTCCCAGTCAGTGCTCTTCCGGCGCATGGCGTCCAGAAGCTGAGCCCTGGTCATCGCAGTGAGCTCGTTGTCAGTGGGATGCCTGTAGGCCCACGCCACGAGTTTTCCGTTCTTGATCCTGGGCTCCTTCAGACCAGTCATCTTGTCCTGTTCGGCTTCGGTTGGCCCGACATCGATGGAAGCGTTTTTGACGATCGGCCTTCCGGGCCAGGCTCCCTGCTTGTCCAGGCCGTGCGGATCGGGCAGACCTGCCGCCACGATCGCCTTCACGACGTCGGGCTCACTGGCAAGGTCCTTGGGGACCACGCCGTTGATGAACTCCGCCGCAAGACCCGGGTCCGTTAGCAGCTGGCCGTAGAACTGATCGAAGGCCGGCGATGTCAGGAACTCGTTCGAGATCTCATCGGACTTCACGAACTTGCTCCCAGTCTCACGATGGCCGTAGGACTTGGAGATGATGAACTTGAAGGTGTCGAGGATCTGCTTCGGGTCTCCGGACTCGGTGATGGCCTGCAGCTTGGCCGACATGCCTCCTTCCTCAGCCAGTTCCAGGTCGATCAGCTCCAGCTTGCTGAGGTGAAAGTAGTGTTCCTCTGTCACCTCCTCGTCGTCGAAGTTGGTGTACGTGATGGACTGCCTGATCATTCGGTCCCTCCCGCAGGGATCTTGAAGTTGTTGAGCTTCTTGTATACGTCCATGTAGAACTCTTCTTTGTGACCGTTGAAAGTCACTTCCCAGAGGATGCCGCGGACGACGCCTGAAGCTATGATCGTCTTCCAGTTCCCGAGAATCTTCGAGAACCAGACGATATAAATCATGTCAGGCGTGAGTTCTGGAGACTTGATGACGTCCCTGTGATCGTTGTAGTTCGCAACGACCATCGCCTTCGCCCTCTCCATGAACTTCTCAGCCTCGACGGGCCTGTTGGCTCGCCTTGCCTGAGACGGAGTCATGAGAACCGGAGATGGAGTTACGGCTACTATTCCCTCTGGCATAAATATCTCCTTGTAGGTTTACTTCGAAAAATGCTAGACCACGAGTTTTGTGTATTATCTCGTGATCTTCGATTCGCTTAATGGCGAATCTGGTTTCACTATAGTCCGTGTAATTCCTGCGAGCTCCTTTCTCATCTGGATTACATCGGATTTTGGCATCATTTTGCCAGTGAACTGGAAGCACGCAAGACGAGTTCCTCTTGACACGATGTAGGGCCACATCACCCAGAACAGGAAATGACCCAGATGCGGGAAGAGTTTCCTGATCCAGCTAGAACTTGCCGTAATCACGCCTTGGAAGACGCGCATACCCCATGGCAAGGCAGGGTTGCCCATCGTCGGCCAGGTGTGAGGAGAAGATGAGCTCGATGAAGTTCTCGAGGTTCCATCCCAGTTCGTCGCCAATAGTGACGTCAGCCAGACCGAGAAGGCCATAGAACTCATTTTGGCTTGCGTACATATCGCCGCCGACAATTCGCCGGTTGATTTCGTTCTCAGACTGACGAATGGTTTCGATATCACTTTTGAAGTACCTCCCGGTAAGGGAGTCGTAGCACAGATTCTCACCGCCTTTCGTGATGATCACCTGCGTGCTACTGACAGGGCGATCATCGATCTGGTTCTTGGCGACGGCTTCTGTGACCTTGCGCTCCTTGGCAACGCCGATCTGGTTCAGGACTTCGTCTTTGTACTCACGCAAGGCCGTATCTGCCAGTGTGTACGCACCGACAAGAGCTGCATTACGCCTCATGCCGACCTGGTTGGCTCCCACGACGCACCCGACAGTTGCGGCACCGGAGATCGCAGCTGGAATATAAACCTTCCAGCAAGCTTTCACTTTCTCTGTGAGAGGGAAGACTTCTCCCTCGACCCAGGAGTCAGAGCCAACCCATTTGTCTCTGGCTTCTTTGATCTTCTCACAGGCCCTTGGGCTGGCCTTGGCCGCCAGGATCGCTGTGGCGATGACTCCGCCTACAGCAAGACCTGACAAGATTGTAGGCGAGCTCTGGTTCATGGACTGCCCTGCTCGGCGCAGCCAAATTGGCATGGACATGGTCTTCCTCTCTGAAAAATGAAAAGCCTTGAGCCCTTGTTACAGGGCTCTGTGGCTCCCCGGTTAAGGGGCTACTCCGAATCGTTCTTCGGGATGATGACTTCGTGGACGCGGGTTGCGACCTTGGCGATGAGGGCGTTCGCCACAACACCCAGCACCACAGTCACGGCGGTCGATGCGACGACAGCAGTGACCTGGCGCTTGGTGGATACGGCGTTGGTCTCTTCGGCAGGGGTCTCAATAGCGGTCATTATGCCTCTCCTAAAACACGGTGTCGGGTTCACTATAGGGCATGTAAATCCTGCGAGCAAAAGTTGAGAGGCTATGTAAACTGAGACCCTGTGCAGCGGGGAAGTGCCACACAGGGGTCAGTCGTCGGTCATTGATCGTCAGAAGTGTTACTGCTTGATCTTCGGCACGAAGCTCAGCGACTTCGACGTGATCACATTGGCCTTCTCGAATCCGAGGATGAGTCCGATGCTGAGAAGCGTTCCTGCGATGCTGGCAATCATGTCAGGACTCACGGAATCTTGTTTCGCTCCAGCCTTGTCGGCGGTGCGAGCTTCCATGAGCGTTTTGATGTTGTCAGCTGCGAATCTCTTCTCTTCGTCGGTCTCCATTCCTGCGAACTCAGAGATCAAGTGGGTAATGGTCTCGTCTAGTTCGTGAACTTCGTCCTTAGGCTTTCGGCTAAACACGTCAGTCCTCTCTTTTGACTTTCACTATATGACGTGTTTTTCCTGCGAATCAGGTCGGTGTCACCTTGAGGGTGATCGCCTTCTTCCCCGCGAGTTCTTCGACCGGAGTTGTGAGTTCCAGTGAATAAGTGTCCTTAGCCGGATCAGTCTTGTCGACCACAAGCTTGCCGTCAGACGGTGGTGTGTACGACGATGACGACAGATGCAGAGCCGCACCCAGGAACGTATCGATCGCAGATATCGTTCCCACGACCTGCTCCACGGCGCCCAGATGCCAGATACCGGCCACAGCAGCGTAGAGAGTCGCTGCACCGGGTAGCCAGATCAAGGCGATCGGCTTGAGAAGGTTATAGAACTTGTTACTGAATGTCACGTTTGTCCTCTCTGAAGAAATAGATCAGCAGCCAAGCTGCCTTGCAAGGCTAGCTCGCCGCAATTTGAGTTCCCATTCCCTTTCCACTTGAGAGTTGGGCGCTGCGCCTACAGGCTTTGTGATTGGATCCTTCAGGTGAATTGCAAGCACCTGACAGAACTTGTGGTTGTTGGTGGAAATCTCCCGAAGGCCCACAAGAAGAACCAGACCAGAAAGCATCATGGATATCAGAACCAGAACTACGTAAGGCCTGTTGACCTTGAACCAGTGCATTATCCACATCCAAGAGATCTGTCGAGTCTTACGAACTTCTGGTAAAACTCGTAGCTTTTCTCCCGGCTTGGATGCGCCTTCGGATCAGCAGGTTTAGGTACTGGCGTGATGATAATTGTGCTCACCACATCACACCATTTGTGGTTGTTGCTCCGCACGAAACTTATGCAGAACAGAATGCACATAGCCGATAGCACCACAGAAACCGCGGCGAGCACGACATAAGCTCTTCGCTCTCTCACCGTTATCTTCCTCTGGGTGTGAAGGCAGCGACGGCTGCTCCGACTGATGGTGAGATGACGATGAGGATGGCCCAGGCTCGGACAAGATCGATATGATCGCGGCCCTTGCTGATGGCACCATGCACGCTAGCCCTATGAGAGCCAGATACCCGCTTGGAGTGGTCGCGTAGACCTGTTTCCAGATAATCCATGCGCCGAACCCCGTGAGAGCTATGTCTCGGAAGCTCTGACCTAGGACCGAAAACCATTTCACCTCTCCCCGCCTTATGTTAGATACTAGAACTAGGTACCGTCTTCTGAAGTGACAATGTCGGATATGATCTGTCTCCGGTATCGTCTGAAGTAAATATCTGTTCTGTAACGAGCATAAGGCTTACGTTCCCCATGTCATCACGTTCTTCTACAAGATCTCCGAGATTGTAATCCACCCCGTAAATATAGGGAACGGTCGGAGGTAGCTGGCCGTCAAAGCTGTAGATCTCTTGCTGGTCTCTGAGTGCCTGAAGACCTTCTTGCATCAGAGCAGAAGTGAGAGCGTCGCTTGCGTCGGCGTCGTTGCTGGAGTTCACAAGGAGAACTTTCCTGTCAGCTCCTGAAACGCTTGAGACAACTCCTGGAGCGTTAACAATTACAGCTCCATTCGTCGCAAACACGTAAGCTACAGTCTTCAGCTGTGCAGTCGATACAAGCTGACTGATCTGCTGAAGAGTGTCGAGATTTGGGTCAAATATGATTGGCGACATGATGCTTTGACCAGTCGTCAAATCATTACCTGTGTAAACCTCGAAATAGATCTGACCAGTCTCGCCGTTTCTGACCATTCTGAACCCGAGGCTGTATGTATCGCAGACTGTCTTGATGGCGTTGTAGAGCGTGTCAGGAGGCGACGTCACTGTGACTACAACCGCAGGAAGCGGAATGTTTCCTGGCTGTAGGAGTCTCCCGCCAATGTAGAACGGAATATCGTCGTTGTCGCTGATCGCACCGTCAACGCAAACTGCGTTGAACATGAACTGAACTATGACGTCAGGAGACCCTGTGATCACCCAGTTAGGTGTCGCAGTGGTACTCGCAAGAGCCGGCATAGCAACACGATCATCAAGCAAAGCCTCTATCGATCTTCCGGCGACAGTGAGATTTCTGGAACCGTCTTCATCAGTATCGTCAGAGACACTGTCGACAACCATGACTCTGTATGATCCTTGCATGGCCAGCATTGTCCTGGGCGCAAGCATCATCTTGCAGTCTGTGCTGTATGGTGCGACTATCTGAAAGTCACCGAATGCGGAATATCGTTCAGTCCAGACGAACGATGTGTATTCTTCAATGACTTCATTACGGCGAAGTGCATCGTCCAGGGTATACCATTCCATCAGATACCCCCGATCTTTGCCGTGTATGTCAAATCGTACGGAACTCCGTTTCCGAGTGAATAAGCCCTGAATTGATTGATGCCCTTCTTCAGGGTAATCCAGGTCGGGAATGCATCCACCCAATAGAGAATCGACGAGGTAACGCCGTCTCTTGTGAGGGTCACACTCCTGAAACCTGGAACGGAGTTCACGATTATGACATCGCCATCTGTGAAAGTCGCACCTGTTATACCGAACTGCTGAACTATTCCGTCTGGAGCGATGTTGTACAAGATGACACTTGTCATATCACGGTTCACGTTCAGGGTAAATATAACCCCTGTGTCTGTGGTCCCTTGATAGTCGACCATGTTCGCGTTTGTGTTCGGAACGGTCTCAGAGCTGAGATTGGTCATCTCAGGGAAATAGAAATCAGGATCGTAGCAGATCAGTGAAATATCGACCTGCGGGTCGGCCGAGAACATGCTGTTTTCGCAGCTCTCGACCTGACCCGTAGTCACGACGTATTCGACGTTGTCAAGAAAGAATGCCAGATCTACCACTGCCTTGGTCGTGAAATATGAATACAAGGCATCTCTGAGCGACTGCACGGTTGTCGTCACGTAGTCCGGCTCAAGGCCGACACTGATCGTTATGTTCCGTGGATCACGACGGGCATTCTGGAACTGAGCCCCGTCAACTTGCGACAACGTCGAAGACGTCAGCGTTGCCTTGACAGGGTTCAGTCCCTCGATGTCCTTTACCACGTAACCGGCAGAAGAATCCTGCATCGGGAGCTGCAGCGTGTTACCGCGTGAGTTTGTTACTTCCACCTGCGTTAGCACTGGACAGAGCCCCCTTCGCTATGGATAGCTGGTTCTTGGTCTGACGGTAAATAGTCGCTGCGGACAGTGACTGCGGAGAAGTGTTGTACTGATTGAACGTGACGTTTGTCTTGTCTGGGGTTATGAGACCGGCCGACTGAGCGGCTGCAGCATTGGACGCAGATATAGACGTAGCAGAAGCAGTCGACGCTGTTGCTGCAATGATTTGCTTCTTAGACAGATCATTAAGGCTTCCGAAGCCCTTCTTAGCCTCTGTCAAGTCGATCACAGGAGTGATCTTCGGCTGAAGATCGATGTTGTTTCCGATCACATTCCCAGCATTGGCAAGTGTGTCGCTCAAGGTACTGAGCATCGACTTACCGGCCTTCTCCACAGAATCGTTAACCTTACCTATGGAGTTAGTGATACCTACAGCCATACCAGCGGCAGACTGAGCACCAACCTCCATGAACGCCTTGGACGGCGAACTGATTCCAAGGAAATGCTTGGCCGCACTGAGAGCACTTGATGCAGCATGTACTGCAGCACCGATTACTCCTCCGATGCCTCCGGATATGCCAGCAATCATGCCCTGGATGATCGCACTACCCAGGTTGGCTGCGGCGGCATGAATTCTTCCGCTGCTTCCTCTGATCTTGTTGGCTATTCCATTGACAAGGTTGATCACCATATTGACGCCGGCGTTCACGATTCTCTGAGCACTATTGCCCACAGCATTGATGAATGCCACTACGACGTTTACGGCAGATCTGGCGACCTGCGGAATCTTTCTTGCCACGCCGTTCAGGAATGCGACGATAAGCGCTGCGCCCTGAGAGACGAATCTCGGCGTGTATTTCACTGCTGCCTGAATCATTCTCAGAAGCAGATTAAGGAAGGTAGTGATGATCCTCGGGGAGTACTTGTTGATAGAACTGAGAACGCCGTTCATGACCGAAGCGAAAGCTTGAGCCGCCAGAGGAGCAACCTTGATGATTGCCCTGAGCAGTGCTGTCAGAATGGCTGTGAACGCCTTGGTGATCGCTACAGCGCCAGTACCGATGGCATTAGCGAACTCGACTATTCCTTCGCCTATCTTCTTCAAGGTTTCTGGAATAAGGCTGAGGATGCTTGTCACGAACGACAATATGGCCGCACCTGATGCCGTAACAGCCACAGCAAGGGCGGTTAGACCTGTTGCGAAGAGAAGAACTCCTGCGCCGGCCGCAAGAACGCCAACGCCCAGCAGAGTAATCGCCAGTCCTAGCCCGAGAAGAGTCGGAATAAGAGGTGTCAGCAGAATTCCCGCGGCGGCAATTATCAGGAAAACAGCCGCAAGTGCAGTCAGTCCCTTGGCAATCGCCGACCAGGAAAGGCTTCCCAGAGCAACTAGCACAGGCGTCAGGATAGCCAGAGATGCTGCAACCACGAGCAAAGCGGCCGCACCGGGCAAAGCACCTGACATCAAGTACATAGCAGCAGCAATGATTGCCAGTGAAGCTGCCAGAACGATAAGTGACTTGGCTATCGATCCTATGGACTGGCCACCCATTGTCTGAAGCGCGTCAGCGATTATGACCAGCGCCGACGCAACGAGAACTAGACCTAGAGATGTCGCAATCATGCTTGGCGGCATCAAGTTCATAGCAGCAGCAATAATAAGCAGAGCAGCTGCGATGGATACCAGACCCTTGGCCAGCGTTTCAGGAGACAGAGAACCTAGTGTCTCCACAGCCCTGGCTATGATGTTGAGCGCGACGCCCAGGATAACCATCGCTGCAGCAGTGCCGATTAGCTGGACACCACTGATCTGGTTGAATCCGGCAAGGATAGCCAGAAGAATAGCGATCGAGCCTATTCCCTTGGCAAGGTTAGCAAGACTCAGCTTTCCGAGTCTGCCAACAGCCAAAGACAAGACGTTGAGCGCTACAGCCATGACTTCCATGGAATATGCGGTCGCGATGAGGCCCACAGAGTCAGTCGACATCAAAGCTGTTGCTACCACGAGCTCAAGAAGAAGAACAGCAATGGCTGACAGACCCTTGGCAAGCTGTTCCCAGCTAAACTGCGCCAATATAGCCACAGCACCAGCAAGGATGACTATGGCTGTAGACAGAAGGTTCAGTGCCAGCGCAATGGCTTCCATTTTGAGGATTCCAGCGGAACCCCCAATTTTAGTCACCACAGCCATCGCAGCAAGAAGCTGAATGAACATTGCCGTAATCGCAGTCAGGGCCTTGGTCAGGTTCTTGACGTTGATGAGCGACAAAACGAGCAAGGAAGCCGCCAGAAGAGCCACGGCAATGGCGATCTTCTGCAGAATGCCAGCCTTGAGATTGGCCTGCATGACTTCCAGCGTGTTAGTCAGGGATTCGAAGGACTCCTTGATGGTGCTGAAGAGACCTCCGCCACCTCCACCCTTTCCGAGATCCTTGATGAACTTCCTGATCGCTACAAGAATCCCGCCAAGCAGAAGCTGGTTAATGATGCCAGTTACTGCACTGAAGTTTCCGCTTTGGATGCCCTGAACGACGGCTCCGGCCAGTTTGGAGAACTCTTGGCCGATCTTCTGAACGAAGGGAGAAACGGCGGCGATGACCTTGTCGAATGCTCCACTCAATCCGCCAAGTGCTCCGACAATGGCGATGATTGCCTTGATCGGGATGGACAAGATCTTACCAAGAATCGTAAAGAACTTGGTAAGAGCATTGCCTGATTCGATGGTTTGCCTGATCTTGGTAAGAAAGTTGCCGATCCTGGCGGTCAAACTCAGGAAACTTCCCCCACCGCTTGCAACCACGCCGAACAAGGAGAACAACGTCTTAACTAGGCCGCCGATAATATCGAAGACGATCTTGACCACAGAGAATATGCCGACGAATGTGGCCTTTAGATCCTTAGTTCCCTGACTACTGAGACGCAAGCTCTCTGTAAACTTCTCGAGAGCTACTGTCATTTTGACCAGTGTCAGCGCAGTGACCGGCGGGAAGACTTCCCTGAATGCCGATCCAATCGTTCCAAGGATCTGTCCAAGATTCCTGAACGCATCGCTGATGGCCTGGATGAGCTCATCACGTCCGCCGAGCTTATCCCACTCTTCGAGAAGCTTCGCAAGGCCATTCAGAGGGCTGGTGAACGCATTCTCAAGAACGTTATGAACCTTGGACAAGGTAGCCGTAGCATCGGTTACGTTTCCGATGACTGCTTCCCAGACATGCGACCATGCCGTTGCGACTTCCTCAGCCAGAGCCTGATGCAGCTGTGTCAGTGTCCGAATATCGGTTGCTGACGACTGAGCCGCTTTGGCTTGCTTGAGAATGGCTTCTGTTTGCTTCTGGGAATATCCCAGACCTCTTAGTTGAGAGGCACTGAGATCTCCAGTGAACGTTTCAAGCGTCTGAGTAAGAATCTTGGACGTAAGCCAGCCCTCTTGCAGGGTATTCCTGAAGCCCTTGTCCTTCTTGATCATCTGATCAATGGCGACGCCATGTACCTTGGCAGTCTGAATAAGTGCATTCTGGAATACTTTACCGCCCAGACCGGCGTTGACTACTGAGTTCCAGTCCTGAAGCTTGACAGTGCCTGAAGCGATAGCCTGAGACAACTGGTACATCGCGGTAGAGGCTTGCTCCGAAGACGACCCTGAAAGCGCTGCGAGATTCGCGATGCCCTTGATTGAGGCTACCGATGTCTTCAGATCGACGCCGGCTGCAGTGAAGGTACCGATGTTCTTCGCCATCTGACCGAAGTTATAAACGGTCTTGTTGGCGTAAGTGTTCAGCTGGTTAAGAGCGGACGTAACCTGCTTAAGATTCGTCCCTTGGGCCTGTGTGTTCGCAAGAATTGTCTTGATCGCATTGATCTTGGTTTCGTAGACGTCCAGTCCAGCCTTGATTGGATCGATCGTCAAGGACTTAAGAATGGATATGCCGGCGTTTACGGCCTTGTTTGCGATCGTTGCTATGGCGGTGACGCCCACAATGCCCAGCGTCTTGAACTTGCCTGCGATAGACGAAACACCGTCAGCCATTCCCTTGAGAGAGAATCTCTTTCCGGCCTCGTCCAGGTTGTTGATGTCCTTCTCAGAGCCTTTCAGGCCGTTCAGGCCGTTCTTAAGACTCAGAAGCGCTTCTACGGTGCCTTTGACGCTGGCAACGAAAGACTCGCCCTTAAAGGTCATCTCGACAATTCGCTCGTCGATGCCACTCATGAAGACGTCACCTCCTTCCACACAGCATTAGCGATTTGGTCAAATATCGGCCTTATCGCTGGGTTGATGTAGTCTCTTCCTTGCACGTATCCGCCAGTGCCAGTTCCGTGCCCGTACTGAAGCATGACCGCGATGGGAGTTCCAGCTGGATCTAGGTGGGAGTTTGTCCAGAATATAGACGCACTCCCACCTCTGATCTGAATTTCATAACTCCACGATGCAGCTGTAGCTCCGCTTTCCACAGGAGTGACTGACGCAAGAGCGTCCACTCCCTGTTTGGCATACTGATTCAGCGCCCTGTACATATCGCCTCGCTGAATCCTTGCAAGGAATTTGTCAGTTCTGTCGAAGGAGCCTCTTGACGTGATCTGAAGCATCGGGCTCCCTAGGCTAGGAGATACGTGAAACCGAGGTGAAGTACGTCTCCTGAAGCAATCGTGGCGGTCGGGGACAAGGTTTTGATGGTGATCTCGCCGTTGGTCTCGATGAAAGCACCTCCGGAAGAAGTACCGCCCTTGTCATACAAATGAACTTCTTCGGATGCAGGCTTCAATCCGACTGGAAGAGTGGCACAGATGACATCTGGAGTGATGTTTCCAGTAGAAGTTGCAGTTAGTGTGCTTCCACTGTATGTCAAGTCGATGTCTACACATGCAAGACGGCCCACGATATAAGCCTGGAAGTTCGTCACAGAAAAGTTTGTTGCGGCCGCGAGAGTCAGACCTGGATCGACCAGATCATCAATCGGGTTGATTGGGCCGACGTCGACCGTGCTTGTGTCTCCATGCGTGACGATGAGATGGTTGCTTCCGTCTACCGAAAGCGACTTGACGTAGGCGCCAGTGAAAGAACCAACATCGACTGTGGTTCCATCGCCCTTTGTAAGAATGAGATGGTTGCTTGTGTCGATGGCTGCTGCCTTGACGAAGATGTCTGTGTCTGCGATTCCAGCAGGACCTTTGATGTTTCCGATAAGAATCTTGGGCATGGTCACGCACTCGCATCCACGCACAAGGCGTTATCGAAGTTGACGGTCTGGTTTGAGTCCGCCGTGCGAACCGTGGATAGGATATAGGTCACCACGGTCATGTCAGGAAGGCTGGAACTGACAGTACGACGAGACGTCCAGGTCTCACCGTCAGCGCTCGTGTACCACGTGGCTGTTCCCGAAACCAAGCTGATCTTCCACCACTTGTGGTTTGTTCCGTCCCAAGTGAGAGTGGTATCGGAGTTGCTCGACGCGTTTCTTGAGCGCATGCGCAAGTTGGCGCCATCCCTGCCGATCGCAAGGTAGTTGTTGGCATCCTTCTGGAGCTTCATGAACGTGGTTGCTGATGTAGCAGTTGGAACCGTTGTAGCTTCCACTTCAGCACGAAGACCTGTGAAGTCGAAAGCGGACGCAGAATCCAGATGGTCGTTTCCACTCGTTGTGCATATCAGCTGAAGCTGCTGACCGGCAACTGTAGCAGTGCTTCCACTTGGAACTGTCCACAGAGCTGAGAAAGCTTGCCCATCAAAGCCTTCCCAGGAATCCTCGACAACCGGAGCCCACGGAGTGACTGGATAGACAGCCGCGAGTTGCTCCATCATGTCGGTGAAATATGACAGACCGACTGGAGTCGAGTGACGAGGGCCGCCTTGTGAACCTGGTTCCGTGTCGTACGGGTTTGGCAAGGTTCCGTCTGTGATCCAGACGAGAGCCGCTCTTTGCTGCCTTGACAGGAAGAGCGCTTCGTCTCGTTCTTTGGTTCCCCAGCATCCGTACACAACATGAATGAACCTGTTCGACGGATATGTGGTCAGCCAGTCGATGAAATGCGAAGTCGATGAGAATCCCCTGTACTGACCAAGATCTCCTTCGAAGTTGCAGACGACATCGCAGGCTTCCATGTATGATTCGTCCGGAGTCGTTCCCGGATTGATCATAACAAAGCCCTTTCCAGGCTTTGACTTCACATAGTCGAACAGCGACTTGTAATATGCCTGATGCTCGGGTTCGACGGAACATTCATCGAAGAATATCCCGTCCATATACAGGAAGCTTCCATCTGCCTGTTCAGTGTCATACAGATCGTGCCATGCATCGATCTCTGCTTCTGCGGTAGCCAGGCTTTTGCCAGAGAACACGGTGCTAATGTAGCCCAGCACTGTCATCCCAGCGGCCCGCATGAGGCGTATCTGGGCCGTGTAGTCCGAGTTGGCAGAATCACCTGGACCCGATGCGGGATTGGCGATAACGAGTGACATGTATGGCGAAGCAGACTGATAGTCCTGCCATACACCTCCGCCATCGACAAACCATGTTGGATATGTATAGCTGGGCCCGCCGAAGTTCTGAATCGCGTTTCCGGTCAAACTTCCACCCTGAGACCCAGCAGGACCTCTGATGTTGCCAAGCAAAATCTTGGTCATTCTGCCCCTCCTGACTAGGTCTTGATGATGAATATGAAGTTGGTGTATGGCGGAACTGTTGAAGTTGACTTGGTCTGACCGACCACTTTGGCTCCGTCAGTAACAGTGTCGCCGCTGTCATCGAACGTAGCCAGAGCTTTTCTGACCGTCGACGTCCACGCAGGAGAACTGATTCGCTTCATGTCAATCAGAGGAGCCGGAGATGCTGAGAAGAAATCGATCTGAGCTACAGCATCGGTCGAACCACCATCGATCTGGTGAGAATGCGAGCTAGCTCCTCCGGTTCCTCCCACAGCAGCGGCTTGCTGCCTTGGGAAACGTGCTTCCATGTTCGGGACATTGAACGTCGTAGTCCCGTCGCCAGTTCCGTAACTAACACCGATCAAGGCGAACAGATC